ATGAGTGAATTAATTAGTGGGAAAGAGGCTTTGATTGCTTTGGCGAATGGCGAGGGTGTTCAAATTAAGTGTGTTAAAGATGATGAGTGGTATGAATCCACACTATGGACAGTTGGTGAGCTTCTGCGGTGGCAAGGTGAATTCCGCCTAAAACCTCGCACAATTACAATAAACGGTATTGAAGTTCCTGCACCTTTTGAGCCGAAAGAGGGCGAGACTGTTTTTGTTCTAGCTAACTTCATACAACAAGGGTATTTAGAATGTAAATATCCGACTTTTGAGAATCATGTATTTCAATTCGGTGCATGGCGCAGTGAAGAAGAAATTAAACAAGTTGTTGCTGCATTACGTGAGGTGTCTAAATGATACTGGAAATTGCTTTGTATTTTTCTATTGGGGTTCTCTGCACAGTTTTCGCAGGGGCGGTATTGGTTATTATTTGGAATGATTATGATGAACAAGTTGATTAAGGGGTTGGGTGGATATGATGCTGCAAAAGCTCACTATGATGAGTTTAGTAAAAAGATTGCATATCCACAGTTACGTGATGCTCTTTTAGAACATCGACGTGCAAACAATATTTTTGAAGAAGGTGATGCGATTGTAAGGCATTGGAATAATCGCGTTTACTGGATTATTACAGATATTGATAATGGCTCTGAATTCATGATTAGTGAAAATAAGAATGCTAAATTTAAGGATTGTAAAGTTTGTGATATGCCTTGCAATTTCACTTTTGCAACCGACCAAGAAATCGAAGCAGGATATAGATTATGATTTTAAACTGCGAAATAGCAACAGTGCCACCATCGGTAAATCATTATTGGGTGGCATCGGGTAAAAGAAGATTTTTAAGCACAAGGGCGAAGCAGTTTCAAAAATTAGTAGGGTTGTTTGTAAAGCCGCATAAAAGCACAGCAAGACTTAAAGCGGAAATTACTTTTCACTTTCCTGATCGGCGGTGCCGAGATATTGACAACTATCTTAAGGCCACAATTGATAGTTTGGTTAAATGTGAATTGTGCGTGGATGATGAGCAGTTTGATGAGCTTATTGTGAAGCGTGGAGATGTGGTGAAAGGTGGTTTAATTAAAATTACAGTGCATGAAATTAAGGGGTGATTTATGAAGCATGTTGGCGCGATATATAAAACCAAAGAAAATGGCGATCTAATAATCACTAAATATGTAAATTTTAAAGAGGTTCACGTTGTTTTTGTTAATACTGGTTATAAAACCGTTACCCAGATGGGAAATATTAGAAATGGCATCGTTAATGATCGATTAATGCCATCTGTATGCGGTGTTGGTATTTTGGGTGATGAGGCGGCAAAGCGAGATGGAAAGCCTCTAAGAGAATATTATATTTGGAATGCTATGTTACAGCGATGTTATGGTGATGTTTGTCAAGAAAAACAGCCAACATATATCGGATGCAGTGTTTCTGATAATTTTAAATATTACCCTTATTTTAAAGATTGGTGCTCCGCCCAGACTGGGTTTAACTTAGACGGATTTGCCTTAGATAAGGATTTACTAAGTAAAGGAAATAAAATTTATTCAGAGGATTTATGTGTTTTTGTTCCACAAGAAATTAATAATTTAATTACAAGGAGTGATAAATCCCGTGGGGAATTTTTAATTGGTGTCTCTTACCATAGGGCTTCTTGTAAATTTGTTTCTGTTGTTAGCATTAATGGCGGGTTAAAGCATCTGGGGTGTTTTGATACAGAGGCTATGGCATTTCAAGCCTACAAGATAGCCAAAGAAAACCAAATTAAAGTTATGGCTAATAAATGGAAGGATAGAATTGATATAAGAGCTTATGAAGCCCTAATAAACTATCAGGTTGAGACGCATATTTATTCTGGAAATATTTGCCATACAGATACATGCAGCGATATTCGCAACCACATCAGCCCAAATACAAAGGTGATTGAGAGATGAGTGATTTTGAAAAGTTTGTAAGATTACAAGGTCTTAATGGTGATTTTGAGCGCGGTAGCAATGGTCAATATAAATCGGATTTATTGCATTTTATGGAAAAAGCATTCATGCACCAACAAGCAAAAATTAATGAGTTTAAGAAAAATCATGCGAAAGCAATCTTAAAACTAGATTCACTTAATGCAATTATCAATACGGCAGAAAACCTGCGTGATCCAGAAACATCAGAATCGGTTTGCTTAATTCTTGATGGTCTGATGTCGATATTGCGAGGCGAGCATGAAAGCAAACATAAATGATGCAACACATTATAACAGCAAGACAGATCAATACTGGTTGCTTGAAGATGGCGTTTATTACTTGTACTTGAATGGATTTTGGCAAAGATCAAAACCTAAATTTAATGGGATGATTAAGTTGGTTGATTTAATTTAAAAACTAATCCATAATTATTGGATCAAGTAAAGTTTTATATCCTCGCATTTCCCCAAGTGTGAGGATTTTTTTATTGTTAGTATTTACAATTAAGATAATTGCTGTAATATGTGGATATGGATAGATAACTCAGTTGGTAGAGTGTCTGATTGAAGATCAGAAGGTCATAGGTTCGAATCCTGTTCTTTCCACCAGTTTATTAGATAGCGCAAAACAAGTGCTTCCAAGAGCTTAACTTGTGGCGGTGCTTCACAATACTTGGTTTTATTGAATGAGGCGAAACCTATCTATTTTTATTGCAGTATCCAACACATAGTAAAGGGCTTAACTCCACGGAGTAGTTAAGTTGTGATGTTGGGTCAAGATTTAGAAAATGCTCATCTTTTAGGTGGGCTTTTTTTATGCCTGTAATTTAATATGTAATATTATAACATTGCTTGAAAAATAAGGTTTGATATAATCGCGCACGCATGTGTTAATATTGTGAGATGTTATATTATCACGGTGATTAAAATGACTGATGAATTAAAAGACGAGGTAAAGCCAAAGGTTACACCAAAGGCTAAGCCTAAACCGAAACCAATTGAAAAAGAAGAACCGAAAAAATCAGGTGATTTTGTATTAACTGAAAAAGGTTGGGAGGTTAAGTAATGGGAAGTAAGCCAAAGGTAGTACAGCAAGACCCAGAGGGTGATGCTCAACGTGCAAAGGATAAAGCAACGGCAGATGCAAATGCGGAAGCAGCATTGAAACGTACTTCTCGTGGATCAACAGCCTTATCATCTGCAAGCCAAGTAAATAATGCAGCAACAGCAATGGCACAGGGTCTCAAAAAGACATTGGGTGGTTAGATGAATGAGCTTGTAAAGCATCACTTACAGCGGTTGGCTCAATTAAAGAGTGATCGACAGCCGCATGAAGATGAATGGCGACAATGTTATGAAATGACGGCACCAGAGCGCTTTCCTAATTTTGGCGGCGTTGTTGAAGATGTTAAAAAGGTTCGGGCTAAACTATTTGATAGTACAGGCGCAAATTCAGCTCAGATTCTAGCATCGGCGATTGTTAGTGGGACTACGCCAGCAAATGCAATTTGGTTCAAGGCTGTTCCCGATGGAATGGATGACCAAGGTGAGATGACGGATGGTGAGCGTTGGCTAGATAATGCTTGTCGCACCATGTGGAAGAATATTCATGGATCTAATTTTGATTCTGAAAATCCTGATACTGTTTTAGATTCTGTTGTTGCTGGTTGGGGTGTTCTTTATATTGCTGAGGATGACGAGGATGGATTTGTATTTGAAAACTGGTCTATCGGTAATACTTACATTTCATCAACTAAGCGTAGTGGAATAATTGATACTGTTTATCGTTGCCATAGCATGACGGCACGCGCAATCATCAATGAATATGGCGAATCTAGTGCTCATCCTGATATTATTCGAGCAGCCAAAGATGAAAGCAGTAAGTGCTTTGATGTTCTGCATGTAATTGAGCCTCGTAAAGATGGTAAGCGTGATGGTATTCAAACCAATCTGCCATTTGCTTCATATCATATCGACATTGCAAACAAAACTATGCTGAAAGAGTCTGGCTATCGTGAATTTCCTTGCGCTGTTCCACGGTTATACAAAAAGCCAAATTCATTCTATGCGGTTGGTCAGGTTAGTAAAGCTTTGCCAGATATTAAGACGCTAAATGCGCTAACTAAAATGACGCTTGAATCTGCTGAAATGTCTATTTTTGGTATGTGGGCTGCTAAAGACGATGGGGTATTGAATCCAAGTTCAATGACCATTGGTCCTCGAAAAGTTCACATCATGAATAATGTTGAGAATTTTAAGCGTATTGATGCTACATCGAACTACGAAACTTCTGAATATTTTGGTGCGCGATTAACACGGAATATCCAATCAACACTGATGGCTGACCAATTGCGTGGTTTTAATGATGCGCCAATGACTGCAACCGAAGTGACTGAGCGTGTCAATTTGATTCGTCAACAGCTTGGGCCTATGTTTGGGCGTTGGCAGACTGAATTGCTTGGTTCGATCTTGTCGCGTTGTTTTGCTATTGAGATGGAGCGCGGTACGTTTGGCGATATTCCAGAAGAATTGTTATCCAAATCAATGCAATTTAAGTTTGTCAATCCATTGGCAAGATCACAACAGCTTGAAGAAGTTTCAAGCACAGAAATGTTTTTAGCATCATTAGCAAATGCATCTGGTTTAGATCAATCAATGCTTGATAATGTGAACTTTGATAAAGCTGTGAATGTGATTGCAAGTGGTCGTGGTATTCCAGATTCAATCATCCGCAGCTCTGATGAGGTTAAGAAGTTGCGTGATGCTCGTGCAGAAGCTCAAAAGCAACAGCAAGAGCAAGCTAAGCAAGAGCAAATGCAGCAACAAGCCATGCAGTTGGGTGGTGAAATGGCATTGAAGGGTGAGCAGCAATGATTATGATCCTGATTGGTTTTATACTGGCATTTCTCTTTAGTAGTGCAGTATTACTTGGATTTATTGCTTATTCGGCACATAAGCGAAATAAAGGTATGATTGAGCATGTTGGTGACTTTATTACAATCATTCGTGTTGAGCGTGCAATGCCATCTGATTACGTTCGCACATTTGAGAACAATGCTAGCGGTCAGAAAGTATTGGAACAGCTAATAACGCTATTTGCTACCGATACTTATGTGCGTGGTGGTGCTGACGCGGAACGCGAATCGTGTTATAAACAAGGGCAGAAATCGGTGATTGATCACATCAACTATGCAATTGCTAGAGCTAAAACAAATACAGGGGAAAAATCAGATGAGTGAGGGTATTACCACACCTGCCGAACCAGTTGTTCCGACTGAGCCAGTCGATCCAATTGATACAGCTTTAAGCGGTGCAACTCCAACAGAGCCGCCAATTGACACACCTGCTGAGCCAGTAATTCCAGAAGAATACAAAGTTGAAATTGAAGGCTTTGATTTCGAAGCATTCAAGGCGATTGAGTCAAATAATGAATTGCTCAGTCGTGCTAAAGAATTAGGCTTCTCAAATGATCAAGTCCAATTCATGCTGAAAGAATACAATGATATTATTCCACAGGTATTTGAAGCGCACTTACAGTTAGACACTGAAAAGACTGTGACTGGCTTAAAAGAATTGTGGGGTAATGATTACGATGCATCACTAGGTAATGCAGTAAAAGCATTAAAGGCTGCTGGATTTACCGATGAAGATTTAAGCAACCCTGCTGTTGGTAATAACCTTGAATTGGCTAAACTGGCAGCTCACTTTGGTAGTCAAATGAAAGAGGATGCTTTGCCAGTAGGTCAAACACCATCTGCAACGGGTCAAACCAATCGTATTCGTGAACTCATGTCTAGTAAGGCATATTTAGATCCAAGCGACCCATCGTATGGATCAGTAAAAAAAGAAGTCGCTGAATTTTATGCCAAAGGAGGCAAACTAAATGACTGATGCAACCGTAACAAGTGCTTATGTGCGTGAATTTGATGATAGCTTTAAAATTGCAGTGCAGCAAAAACAAAGCCGTCTAGCTTTAAAAGTAATCAATCGCGGTCAAATTACTGGTGCTGATTTCACAATCAATACTTTTGGAACAATGGATTTTGCTGAAAAGGTTGGTCGTTTTGCTGACACACCAATTTCGCACAATGCTGTAGCATCTCGTCTAGTTACAATGAAAGACGAAATCCTTGCAACATTGGTAGACATCTCAGACCCAGCAAAATTAAAAGCACAATTAGATGGTCCAATCCGAATGTCTTTTGAAGCTGCACTTAATCGTGCTCGTGACCGTTATATTTATAACGGATTAATTGACAATATCATGCAAAAAACAGCTTATGCAGACTCAGGTTATGCTGCTGTAGCATTGCCTTCTGGTCAGAAAGTTTTGCAGGGCACCACTGCGATTAGTAAAGCAACACTAATTAAAGTTCGTGCAATCTTTCAAAAAAACCAAGTCGGTATTGAAGATGGTGAGGAATTAAACCTTACATACAATGCCTCAATGCTTGAAACAATCTTGTCTGACACAACACTGACATCTGCTGACTATTTGGCGGTTCAAATGTTGCAGTCAGGTAAAATTGACGAGTCTAAATGGCTTGGGTTTAACTGGATTCCTTACGAGTCGTTACGTGCTGGTACGGAAGTTGGTTCAAAAATTGGCGTTGCTTGGGCTACATCTGGTGTTGAGTTTGGATGGAATCAGCTTGAATCGTTCCGAATTGATACGCGCCAAGATAAATCTTATGCGAAACAATTTGGTGGCGCTTACTCATTCGGTGCAGGTCGTAACGATGAGAAGAAAGTTGTAAGCTTTGAGTTTAAAGACACGATGGCTTAAACCTTTCGAATTCGAAATCTTTAGAACCACCTTCGGGTGGTTTTTTAATGCATAAGTAAAATGAATAAGCATATTAGAATTATGAATTGTAATTATATCCGTAGATACGGAATAATAAGAATATAGCAATGATGATTATTTGGATAAAACTATGAAAATTAATGAAGTTTGGACAAAAGTTAAATCAGTTGAAGTTGATTTTACTGGTATTGCGGTTGTATTTACTTTCCGCACAGAGCCTTGTGCTCAGCATTGCTTGTCTTATTTCAAGGCTAACCCTGCTTTCGTTGTTTGTGGCAGTAGTTCGGATTGGATTTGCTGATGCATAAAAAACACTACAACAATGGGCGTGTTGTAAAGCATGTATCTTTAAACACTGAAAAGGAAAAAGACCTAATTGATTGGTTCGAAAAAAACAAAGGTCGGGCTAGTGTTTTAATTAAAAAATTAATTCGAGAGGATATGAAGAAACAATCCTAACGATATTCAATAATGAAAACCGCCAATTGTGGCGGTTTTTTAATGTCTCAAGAAAACAACTATGTAATGTATAATAAAAAAAACCATTGGGATTAGATATGAATAGCAAATTATCAATTATAAATAGCGCACTATCTCGCATGGGTGAGCGACCATTAAACAGTATTGATCAAGAAACAACTACAGCAATATCAATGCGAAATGTGTATGATCAGGCGCGCGCGTATGTACTTCGTGTGCATCCGTGGTCATGTGCTCGTAAACGTCAACAGGTTAGCCCAATTACAACAAGACCAACATTTGGTTATCAAAACGCATTCCCAATCCCTGCTGACTGTATTCGCATTCTATCCACTGGCACAAATGAATGGGAAGTGGAAGGTCGTTATATTCTTGCTAATACGGATTTATTAGAGCTTGTCTATATCTGGAATAGCGACAAAGAACAGGAATGGGATAGCGCCTTAGCTGAAGCATTAACGCTGCATTTAACATCTGAAATGTGCAAAACAATTACAGGTAGCTCGGCATCTGGTGAGGTTGCAGCCGTCAAATTGCGTGAAGTTATTCAACAGGCAAAAACCATTAATGGCATGGAGCGACCAAGCCAAAATATCTCTGATGGCTATGTTTCTGAGTTAATTTGGAGCAGATACTAATGGTTGATATTATCAAGAATAACTTTAGTTCTGGTGAGATTGCGCCAATACTGAATAGCCGTGGTGATGTTATATTGTATCAAAACGGTGCTAAAGAGTTGCTTAATGTAGTTCCATTGGTTGAAGGTGGTGCTAAGAAGCGTGACGGAACGAGCGTTATATTGTCAAATACAGCAAATAATTATGTTCGACTAATTAGTTTTTCGCCATCTGCTGATAAGCCCTTCTTGCTGATTATGGGGGTTGCTAAGGTTTTGATATATGACGTAACGACAAGTGATACTGCGCTTTTATCGTTTGACACACCGTATGCCACAATTGAAGATGTTAAAGAAGTTCAGCATATCTACTCAAACTACGGCATGTACTTCACACATGAAAAATATCCTGTTCAGTTGCTCAAAACAGATTCTAATTTTTTATCATGGAGTTGGTCAGCGCTTAACTTTAGTGTTGCTCCATTGAGTTCAAACAAGAAATCTTACTCTTTTGTTGCACAACCATCTGGGAAGGACATTGGCTCATATATAACCGTATCTATTCAAGTTCAGGCATGGTCAAGCACCACAGACTATAAGTCAGGTGATGTTGTTTCTTATGAAACTGGCGGCCCATTTAATCAAGTAACAAACTACTATCAGGCTATTGTTGATAATAGTGATAAGGTTCCAACCAATACTGATTACTGGATTATTGTTGGCGCTTCAGACGCATTAAATGTTTTTAGCTCATCAAATATTGGTGATGTAATATCGATCAATGGCGGTCTTGTTTTGATAACTCGATTTATTAGTTCAACCATAGTTGGTGGTATTGTCCAAAAAGCATTAAATTCAGTAATTGCTGCTATTGGTAACTCTTGGACATTATCCAAAACCGCATTTAATGCTGCTGATGGCTATCCACGCTGCTGCTCCTTCTTTAAGCAACGCCTTGTTTTGGCAAACACAAAGACTCAGCCGAATACAATTTGGTTTAGTCGTGTTGGTGACCCATCAAACTTCCTTGAAACTACAAACGATGGTGATGCGCTCACAATTGTTCCAGCGTCAGACCGGTCAGACAGTATTTTGCACTTGGTTCAAACTAATGGCGGTGTTGCTGTATTGACAGGTGGCGCTGAGTTTTTCATTAAATCAGACGGTGTGTTCTCCCCAACCACAGCACAAGTGAACGATAATACATTTTGGGGCGCATTCTCTAACTTCCGACCTACTCGCGTTGGCAATGAGGTTTTATTCGCTCAGCGTGGTGGTATGCGTGTTCGTGCTATGTCATACCGCTATGAGGTGGATGGATTGATTAGTCCTGATTTGAGTGCATCATCTGCGCACATTGGTCGTGGACATTCAGGATTCTATGAATCCGCTTATCAGCAAGAGCCAAATAGCGTTGTTTGGCTGATCATGGGTGATGGTTCACTTGCTTCAATCACAATAAATCGTGATCAAGAGGTTGTTGCTTGGGCGCGTCATGAATTAAGTGGTGAGGCTATTTCAATTGTAAACATTCCATCATTGCTTGGTGTAGATCGGCTGTTTTCATTGGTTAGGCATGGCAGCACTATTGCATTAGTTGAGCTCAAAGAAGGATCGCTGATTGATGATGAGCGCATGTACTTGAATGCAGTCACAAGCGACCATAAACTAACCTTTAATCATGCACCTTGGTTGTCAAATAGTGCTGATATTAAGGTTTATTCAAAGGTAAATGGTGTTCCGTGTGAAGTAAAAGTTATCTCAGTTAGTGGCACAACTTTGCAATTAATTGAAGATAATTACACTGGTGTTGAGTTATTTGTGGGTAAAAAGATTAATGCCAAAGTGTCGCTATTGCCGCCTGAATTATCTCAAGCACCATCATCAAGTCGTGATTATAAAGTCTCAGTTAAGCGAATTACTGCAACAGTTTACCAGTCGCTTGGCTTGAAAGTGAATGGTGATGTGGTTGATGACACGCGATTCAATGACAACCCATTAACTGCTGTGTCTCCATTCAACCGCAATGTAAAAATATCAGAACATGGCTGGTCTGATATGACTGATTTTAGTGTGGTTATTGAGCACGATTATGCGTTACCATTCCACCTACAGGCCATATTACTTCGCTTAGAGGTGAACCAAAATTGATTACTAGAAAAGCAACATTCAATGATTTAGAAATGATTGAATACTTTGTTATTGAAGCAATTAACGAAATTGACCGTTACGCTAAAATGGGTGTGAATACTGAAAAGGTTTTAAATACTGTTCGCTCATTTATTGCGAATGATAAGTGCGGTGTTGTTCTTCTTGCTGAAGTGAATGGTATTCCTGTTGGTGGTTTTGTTGGTGGTTTATCAGATGAATGGCAGTCAGATAATCACACAGCATTCGATATGGTCAACTATGTATCACCAGAGTTTCGTAGTTTAGGTGTAGCGCGTGAATTGGCTAATCGGTTTATTAGCTGGGCTAAGTCAAAAGGTGCTTATTCTGTAATGTGTGGCACATCAACCGATGTAAATACGGAACACGCAGTCAATCTTTATGGATCAATGGGGTTTAAAAAAATAGGTGTATTTATGGAGCTTGAGCTATGAATGAGATTATTCATAAGGATGATGTGGAGCAACTTAAATTTGTTCTTAATTATCATGCAGGGCAGCAATATATTGATTGTGTTCATGATGTTCAAGACTTCATGTCCAATGAACTTACACAGGTTGAATTTCCAATTCACCACTACTTTGCGCCAAAAGTTTATGCTCGCCAAATGGATGCTGAGGGTGGCAACTTGGTTGTGAGTAAAATGCACCGCACTGAGCACCTTAATATTTTACTTAAAGGTTCAATCACTGTTTTAACTGAGGATGGTATTCAGTACTTTGAAGCTCCAGCAATCATCAAATCAAAGGTAGGGACTAAGCGAATTGGGTATTTTCATGAGCAAAGTTCATGGCTAACAATTCACCCAACAAGCGAAACTGATTTAGAAAAAATTGAAGAACTTGTGATTGTTCCGCATGATCAAGAAAAAGAATTTCTAAAACTACAAGGGGAAATGAAATGTCTTGGGTAGCAGTTGGTGTAGCGGTTACTGCGGTGGCTGCTGGTTATGGTGCTTATACACAAAAGCAACAAGGAGATTACGCCAAAGATCAGGCTAATGCGGATGCAGAGGCTATGCGCGGTCAAGCTCGACTTGAGGCTGAGCGCATTCAAAAGCAAAAGGAAATGGTGCGTTCAGCAGCAAGAGCACAGGCGGCAGAAAATGGACTGAGTGTAGATAGTGGTACAGCAGTAGTTATTGATGAGCAGATTTCTTATGATGCTAACACAGATGCTTGGATGACTCGCTTAACAGGTCAAAGCAATGCGAACCGTATGTCTGTTTATGGGTCAAATGAAAAGAAAGTCAATAATGCTGCTGCTATTGGCACTGTATTGCAAGCCGCTGGCTCAATTGCCAGCTTAAAAGGCAGTGCAAAAACCAAGACCAAGGGGTAATGTATGGCTAGAATTAATTTAGGTAATTTCGGCAATGTGATGCCACAAGTTCAGCAGACACCAATCCAACAAAACACTCGTGGCGCTATTGCGAATACTATATCGAATGTTGCACTTAACCTCACACAACAGCAAATGAATCGGCAACAAAATGAGCAAAATGTTTTAGAGCAAGAAAAGAACCGTGATGATCAATTGCTGTATACAAACACAACAGCGAAAATGAATAGCGACATTGAGTTGCTAGATCGGACTATTGCTGACGATATAAGTGCTGGTCGCTTAAATTCTGATAATGCAATAACGTACCGCCAAGAAAATCTCGACAATCTGTACAAGCAATATCACTCAACCGTTCCTGAAAAAATGCAGAATCAGTTTAGCTTGGCTTATGATGCTCTTGCTTATGATAGTGCAAACAAGTTGATTCCAGTTGCAATGAAAGCCAAGAAGGTTCAAGACTTGCAGACAATTGATCAAATCAAGGAGGAAGCACTAAAGAGCACAGACAAAGCAAAAGCTATTACCATTATCAAGATGGGACTTGAGGTCTCAGGGCTTGATTTGGCTCAAAAGCAAGAAACAATACAAGACTCTGGTCGCAGATGGGATAAAAACCAAAGCACACGTAAACTTATGGAGTATTCGGAGGCAAGCAATATTGCTGCACTACAATCAGAATACACAGAAGAAAGCCTAAAGAAAAAATACCCAGATATGACGCAAGAGGATATTTTGAACGCTGTTAATTCAGCTCAAAATGAATCTTCACGTATTCAAAAGGCTATGGAAATTGAATCCAAGCGATTGAATGGCGAGGCTGAAAAAGCTCTTTCCGATTTGCGTGGTGATATTTTTGCTGCTGGATCACGTGGACTTGAAGCTCAGCGTTTTGATGATGTTGGGAGTATTGTTAAAGGTACACCTTTTGAGGCTGAATTTAAGTTTTATCAAAAGCAATCTGCTGACTTTACTCGCTTTGGCACTATGAGTTCACAGCAGCAACTTGCCGAAATTAATAAGCGTAAATCGCTGTTGGCCCAAAATAAAGCATCCGATCCTGACACAGAAAATAAAATCTTAGCCAGTTATCAAGCAATCTATTCAGAAAATATTAATAACATTCAAAAAAACCCGAATCAGGTTTTAAGAAATACTGGTGTTCGTGTATTTAATGTTGCTCCATCTGATGTGATAGCCAATCCGGACCTTGTTTCAAAGTCAATATTTGCAAACGCTCTAAGTCAAATCGCTGTTGGTGATGCTAATTTAAGATTAAGTCCAATTCCACAGGAAGATGTCGCTGCTGCAAAAATGGTTTTCAGTAAATCAAGTTCTGAGCAAAAGTTAAACTTAATTTCAAGCTTGATTAAAACTACACGCGGTGCAGCAAATGGCGCTGATATTTGGAAGACCACACTTAACCAACTAAGTGGAAATGATCCAGCTTATGTGATGGCAGCTTTTGCAAAGATTAACAATTTCCACTCAACCGAAGGTGAGGATGTTGCCACTGCAATTATTAATGGACATCAATTGTTAAAGGATAAAGGGCGAGTTAGACCAAAGCGCAATCTATTGGATGCTGAATTTGATGCTTATGTAGGCAATTCTGCAACAGGTGAAACCGCAGCTCAAACACGTGCAGCCTATCATGCAATCTATGAGCATTTAACGGTTCGTGATAATTATCAATCTAAAGACACTGATGATGTTAGTAAAAAGGCATCACGTATTGCTCTTGGTTTAGCGACTGGCGGTGTTTATGATCAAATGAAGTATGGTGGTTCACAGTGGAAGGTATCCAAGCCATACGGCTATGATGATGATCGATTTGAAGCTGTGCTTGATCAACAGTATTCACGAGCTGCCGCAACATTAAAAACATCGGTTGCTGATTTAAAGCGATTTAGATTGTCACGCGCTGGCTACGGCGCAAACGGTGCAATAAAATACGCCATGCTTTACGATAATGGTCGTGTTTATAACTATCTGGTTATGCCAGCAGGGGTGAATAAGTGAGTAATTGGCTATCAGGAGCAACGAGTCAGGAAGAACAAGATGCTGAAATCCTGACTCAAACATCGAATCAGCGTAAGAAAATAAAGCAACCTGAAGTTGGTTTTTTTGATGGTTCCGCCTCTGCAATTCCAAGAGGTGTATTGGCTGGTGCTGTAAAAACCTACGATGTTGCAGCGAAGCCATTTAGACGAGTTGCTGACCATCTTGAGGTGGCAACAGAAGATATTCTTAATGAAGATTTCAGTAAGCCACTTGATGTTAGAAAACCAACATTTTCTGATGTCTATCAAGACAGAAATATCGAAAGACAAAATAAACTTGTAGCTGAAATCGAGCAACTTGAAGACCGTGAAAATACTGGCATGGCCGGCATGATTGGCTTTGGTGTTGCTGATTATGCAACAAGGGCGGTGCTTGGTGGTTTAACTGGTGGCTTGGGCGGTGCGATTGCTGTTACTGGTGCCAGTGAGGGTAACTATGTTTATGAGAATCTAACTAGCAAAGGTGTTGATTCTGGAACTGCCGCAAAGGTGGCTGCGGTTGATGCCACCGTAGCTGCGGTTGCTACCGGTCTGCCTATATCTTATGGATTTAAGGGAACAGGTGGCTTGCTTGGTGATGCTGCGGTATCTATTGGTGGTGCAACAGGCTTATTGACTGCTGGACAATATACAAGCGGTGAGGTTTTAGAGTCTGGTGGTTATGATGCTCTGGCTAAACGGTATGAAGTAACGCCAGAAACAATGGCAATAGACCTTGCATTAAATACATTATTTTTTGCTGGTGGTCGATATGCAAGAACACGCCTTGATCCTGATATGCCAGCAACAGTTGAGCAGATAGAAGCTGAAACAACAATGCGAGAATCTGCGCTAGTCCTGAATGAATTGGATGCCGATAATATTGCACCTGTTCGCCCATCTGATCCCATTCAACTTCAAAACCATCTTGAGAATTTACGCACGGCTCGAAGTCAGGTTGAGCAAGGCACTGGCGTTAATGTTGGTAGCAATGTCAAAGGCACTAAATTACCAATGACGAACATCCAACCAAAGTCACTCAATATCCCTGAAAATGCAAAACTGATTGCAGCTAAGGCGCAAAATTTCGGGATTGATCCGACTGCTGCTATGGTGGTTAGTCATCTTGAGACTGGTGGTAAATTTAATGCTGATGCTAAAAACCCAGTTTCATCAGCTCATGGATTATTTCAAGTGTTGAATGATTCTTGGAATCGGCTTGGTGGGAAAGATAGGAATGATTTAAATGAGCAGATCAGAGTTGGTTTGCTTCACATGCGCGATGTTAAAAAGCGACTATCAAAGTCACTTGGTCGTGACATTGTTGGTTATGAAAACTACATGGGCCACTTACTTGGCGCTGGCGGTGCATCAAAAGTATTAAAGGCTGATCGAAATACACCATTGATTGATATTGTCCGCACCTATGATCCCAAAAGAGCCAACGCTATTGTGAATAACAATGGCATGAAAGGGCTTACAGTTGGTCAGGCATTATCAAAATGGGAAGGGAAATATAATACCGTTGCGTCAAGATTTGGCGGTCATGCCCCTGCACGAGATATTGCATTTAGTGCTGAAGGTATGCCGGTTGAAGTCTCATATACAGTTCGTGATATTTCAGAACTAACACGAGATACCACGCGAACAACAGCAAAACCTGTCGATAATATTGTTAGTGAGTCAAACTTTAAAGAGTTGGCTAATCTGATGGGTCTTGATAGTCGAATTGATTCTGGCACCCCAATTGTTCGTGATGATGGTGTGATTGATTCAGGCTCTATGAGGGCTGATATTATTCGTGATGCCTACGCAAATGATTACGCTATGCCATATCGTGAAATGGTTCAAAAGACCGCAGATGATTTGGGCTTGGATATTTCAGGCATTCAAAACCCTGTATTAGTCAGAACACCATTAACACAAGAATCACTGGTAACAATGGTTAATCAACAAACTGGTGCTAAGCCTGAATTTGATATTAGATCACAACGCGAAGAATCAGGCCCTACCTATGATTTCGAGTCAAGCAGTCGAAATATTGAATCAGGTACAAAAACCAGAGTTCCGAAAGAAATTGAATCTTTACCGCGAACCACATACAAGGATTCTAGTGTTGAGATTGCAACATTCAATGATGCTAAAGGTGGTCGTGTATCCGTAGCAATTAAGGATAATAATGTTGTTGGTCAAGCTCGTGAAGTAAATGGAAAGGTTGAAGTTTCAGCACCAAAAGATAGCGCGTTTGATAGTGCATTGCGTGAAAGCATTCAGCCATCAAGCAGGGAATTAAATCAAAGCACAACGACTCGCCAGTCAAGTAATCCTGAATCAGTGGCAGACTCAACAGAATTTGGATCAACTATTGATGGTCGTGCTGCAATAGATATTGCTATGGCGAATCCTGATCAGTTAATTTCAATTCAGCGTGAAATGCCAGATGGAACTGTTCAGGATGTCACGATGACCATGCGTGAATTGATTGAAGATATTGAAAATAGTAATAAAAAATCAGCAGATGATATACTCGCAACAGAGACAGCAATTTCATGTGCATTACGATTTGGAGAGGCTTAAATGGCTATGAGAGATGAGTGTAAGCAAAGTGTAGCCAATGCACTTGGAAAGGCATCACTAACAGTTCAAGAGGCCAAGGATATTGAGGCTCGAATCCGCAGGGCAAAAGAAGCCTTAGCGCGTAAAGATCGGCAAGCATTCCTGAATATGTCTGAAGCAGATCGATTAATTGAAGCTGGTAAAATGGTTGCTGCTGACATTAAAGCCGAGCAAATTAAAAAGAATGCGACTGCTGCGAAAGACATTATTGCAATGAGTCGTAATTTAAATGAAATTCAGACGCACCCAACACTGCCAGCAATGGAAGTTGTAGACCGAATGATTGCTATGCACGGCGATATGTCTAGTATTCAATCAATAAACACGCAATCTCGTGCTGTTGCTGCACTATATAAAGGTCAGTTAGTTGATTTTTACACAAATGTAAAGGGTGCTCTGGGTGTCTTTACAGATAAGGATTTAGTCCAATCTATTGTGCGTGAAAGATTTGGCGAGAGCACAGGTAATCCATTAGCTAAAAAAATATCAGATGAGCTTGGGACTGTTTTTGATACCATAAAAGACAGATTTAACCGATCAGGTGGAAATATTCGAACGCTTGAAAATTGGGCGCTTCCACAAACACATGATGCACTAAAGCTGCTTGATGCAGGTAAGGCTGCTTGGGTTGATTATGTTTTACCACGCTTAAATACAAAACAATATATCAAGGAAGATGGTAGCTACTTCACTCATGATGAGCTAAAAAAGTTCACGGAAGATATTTTCAGCACCATTGCCACCGATGGCGCAAACAAAACAGAAATTGGGAAAGTATCTGCGACAGGCATTGGCTCAAAAGTAACAAACCGTCACTCTGAAAGTCGAGCACTCCACTTTAAAGATGCGGATGCTTGGATTGATTATCAAAATCAATTTGGTGGTATGCAATTTGCCGACTTAATCGAGTCACATATTAATGGACTGTCTAAAGAAATTGCCATGGTTGAGAGACTTGGCAGCAATCCACAAAACAGTATGCGCATCTTAATGGATGCAGCAGAAAAAATTGATAAGCAAAATGGAATAAATTCAGACGGTGCGCGGAAAAGAAATGAGGTTATGTTTCGAGAGCTAACAGGGGGAAATACACCTCAGTCCGAAATTCTTGCAAACCTATTCTTGGCATACAGATCACTAAATGTTGCATCAATGCTGGGTGGCACCACACTCGCATCACTCACAGACCAAGCCATGATTTACAAAACCGCAAAACTACACGGCATAAATTATAGTGATGCTTTTGGCGAATTAGTTACTCAACTAAACCCAAAAAATAAAGTAGATCGTGAATTTGCTCACTCGCTCGGTTTGGGAATTGAGGAAATGACGCAATCTGTTGGGCGCTGGGCCGATGATGGTTTGACTTATGCGCATGGGAAGGCTGAAAAACTAGCTCGCGTATCAAGCGCTATTGCCACTCAGGTTTTACGCGCTTCAGGCCTAAATGCACTAACGGCTGCGAATAAAATTGGGTTCTCAAAAATACTCATGAATAAATATGGAAACCTAACTCGAAATAAAAAATGGGCCGATTTAACACCTGATGACAAACGAATTATCGAAGGCACAGGATTGAATGAAAAAACATGGGAGGTTATGACTCTTGCTGATCCTATTGTTGATCGCAAAGGCAATAAGCTAATGTCAGCTCAATCAATTTATGCAATACCCAATGATAAGCTCAAACACTTAGGCGACCCAAAAACCGTAAAAGATGAAGCTGCCACACGATTTCAAGCGCACATTTTAGATGAGCAAGGCTTTGCTGTCATTGAGGCTGGATTGCGTGAAAGAACTTTTCTCGGTGCTGGAATGCAAAAAGGAACAGTTATGGGTGAGGTTGTAAAATCCATGCTTCAATTCAAATCCTTTGCTGCATCATTCTTAATGCGACAAGGCAGTAGATCCTTGGCTCAACCAACAGTAGTAGGGAAATGGAAATATGGCGCATCACTTTTCGCAATGCTAACCGTAATGGGCGGCCTTGTAGTGCAACTTCGAGAGATTGCAAAAGGCAATGATCCACTAACCGTTTGGGATGAAAACGACCCAAGTAAGGCTGGCTCATTCTTTGTTCGTTCCGCTGTTCAAGGTGGTGGCTTATCAATTGCTGGCGACATTCTTGTTGCTGGAACTGACACAACAGGCCGTGGGGTTGATGGCATCCTAGCCGGACCATTTGGCTCCGATGTTAAATCAGCACTCGGTTTAACGGTTGGCAACTTAACGCAATACTATGATGAAAAGGACACAAATGCTGTAAATGAAGCATTCAAGTTATTGAAATCAAAAACACCAGCGCAAAATCTTTGGTACACTAAGGCAGCAACAGATCGACTTTTCTTTGATGAAATGCAAGATATGTTAGCACCGGGCTACCGTGAAAAAATGAACCGTAAAGCCGAGAAGAAATTTGATAGAAGTCGCTGGCTTGGTGATGATATTGGTGATGTTCAAGCTCCAAACTTTGAGAAGGTGATTCAATGACAAATAGATATGTTGATTTAATAAAAAATAATCATGAAAGAATTATCAAGTGCATTGACGGTGTTCCTGGTGAAGCCAAGTGGTACGTTGATAAATGGACTGATAGTTTTGGTGGAATCCATGGTTATTGCGCGGATAAGATGTTTATTGGGCATGATGATCAATCGCTATACTATAAGATTGAAACTATTAAAAAATACTTGGTTAAAATGGGGTTAGTGAATGAATAAAATTGATGAATATAGTGATATTTCTCAAGATGATTTAGACCGTCTTGAGGCTAGACGCGCAAAAATGGAACGTGAAAAGGTAGCAGAACGTCAAACCTTAAAAGCAGCGTTGATGTGCTCAGATGTTATTGATGAGGTTTTTAAGCTCACTGATAAAGTGATTAAAGAGGACAATCTTGAATATAAAGATGAGCTTGCAACCACAACAAATAAAGTTGCAACACTTGCAGTCAAGTTGCAGCAAATCCACATGATGCGTTCAGGGCTATTACCTCCTATTTCTGCAAATAAAGAGACACAAGAGAAATGGGAAAATCAGGCCATTAATCAATATGAAGCCGAAGCCAAAAAACGTGCAGAGGCTAGAGGTCGCCCATCATAATGAGTATTAGTTTTGCAGCATTTTTTCTCATGTATGTCGAAGGAAAGTTGGGGCTAGAGGTTCCTGACTTTCATTTGGACTACTGCGACTTTCTACAGGATTTTGTAGATGGCGGTGAAGATGATCCAGATGTTGCAGTGCTAATGCTTCCGCGTGGACACTCCAAGTCAACCAACCTAGATATATTTAATGCTTGGCTGATCTTTAGAAATAAAAATGAAATGATCTTGCACCAAGGCACAGCTGACCGTGATGCATTCAAATGCAGCTTAGGTACGCAATCAATTTTACGCTCACACCCACTAACAGAGAATGATATAACATATCAAAAACGTGAAGGTGTTAAGTCTCGATGGTGGGTTAATGGCTCTAATGATGATCGCTATGGAACATTTACCGCAGCAGGCATTCTTTCAGGCGTGACAGGGCAGCGTGCGACTTTTATTCAGAATGATGACGTTGAGACACCAAAGACCACAAATACACAAGAAAAGCGCGATAAGTTGATTTTTACACTAGGTGAGCAAATCCATATTGCAGTACCCGGTACAAAAACTTTATATATCGGAACACCACATAGTCACGACTCCCTATACACCCACTTGATTGACAAGGGCGCAAAGCATCTTATTGTCAAAATGTTTGAAAAAGAATACCGATTAGAAAAAGGCGCAAAAAAAGGAATTTTAAACTTTAATCCTGTTCATGCATTTGCTGGGATTGGTAAGGGCGCAAAATATCTACACAAGGATGTTGATTACAACATTACTGAAATTGAAGGAATGTTTCATGTTGATGTTTTTGACGAACATAACCTTGTTGATTTTTATTCAAAAGGCATCTGGGAAAGTCGATTCACCACAAAGGAAATGGAAAAGCGCAGAGTTAAATGTGAAACCATCAATGAATGGGATTCGCAGTATCAAATGCATGCTCGACCAGTTGGTAAAGTTCGCCTTGATCCTGACTATCTAAGACCATATTCAGATGAGCCAGTGCTAAGAACCGCAAACGGTGAAACACGCTTATACATTGGTGAAAATCGCATTGTGTCAATGTCATGCCATAACGACCCATCATCGGGTAAAAAGAAAAGTGATATATCCTCACTAACATTAATTTTTACTGATGATTGTGGGCGTATCTATTGGCATAGATCAAAGGCTCTGACTGGCGCAATCATTCATACAAATAAAGATGGTGAATTAATTGCTGGCGGTCAAGCATGGCAAGCAGCCGACTTGATTAAGGAATTTAATGTAACTAATGTGACAATTGAGACCAATGGTGTTGGCACCCATGTTCCAGACAATTTCCTTGCTGTATTTAGAAAGCGCGGTATTCAATGTGGTGTTGAAGGAATACATGAATCTAAAAACAAAAATAGTCGCATACTTGGAGCTATTGAAGGGCCATTAACCTCAGGTTATCTATATGCCCATGAAAGCATTTTAAAAGATGAAAATGGCAATGATTCTGATATTGTGAAAAAAATGCGATTATTTAATGCTGAAACACAAGACAATCCAGATGATGAGATTGATTCATTATCTAAAGCTATTACAAATGAACCTGTTAGAATTGGACGCAAGAACTTACCTAACAGTTATGGCAGTCGTACCGAATGGCGGCCAAATCATGGCGCAGTTGAGTTAAAGACAGAATTTAGTTACACATAAATAGGATGAGTTATGACAGTTCCAGAGCAAGTGCCAGTTACAGAACAGGTCGCCAATGGCGTTACTGTAAAGTTTTTTGTTCAATTTCAATATGCTAATAAAAACGATTTGCATATTTATGTTGATGGTGTGGAACCTTCGATCGGTGAGGTTTATTTTGATGATAATGCTTTTAATTTCTATTCTGCCCCACAAGCAGGGAAGGTTATTAAAATCCAACGTATCACACCAAAAGAGCGCGATATTGATTACGATCAAAGCGACAATACTTTTCGACCTCGTGTAGTTAATGCTGACTTTGATAAAATCTGGTACGTGTTACAAGAGGTTTTTGTTGATATAGGTGGCTTATCCCAAGCCGTGCAAGATGAAGTTATTGCGAGAATTCAAGGCGATGAAGATCTATTAAATCAACTATCAATTGAGATTTCAGCACGTATACTTGGTGATGAATCTGTAACAAATGATCTAAAGGATTACGTTAATCAGGTTGTTGGAGCAATCCTGAATGATCCAACATTTGACGGAATTGATGCATCAAAAGTAAATACTAATAATGATGAAACGCAACAACAAGTCAATGATCGTGGTGGTGCAACTTGGTACGCGAAATCAGGTGGTTACAACTTAAATGATCGTGTGATTTTAGAAAATGGCGATGAGGTTAAATCTACTGAGCCAAGTAACATAAATAACCCAAATGTTGATATGACCGATTGGAAGCTTACCGAGATTGCATCAAGTATTTTAGCTACACCTGAGTCTGTAAATGCTGACCCAACGGGTGTTCAGGATGTTACTGATGCATTGAACATGCTTGCAAATCCAGAAGGTCGCTCTATCATGTTTTTAACAAAAGGCGATTTTAAAACTGGAACGGTTAGTGTTCCAGCGAATACGATTTGCTACATGAATGGCGCTAAGTTTATTCGCAAGCAATATACCAACACTCCTGTTATTGATGTCGGTGAAAACTCCTTAATTGTCGGCGCTGTAGTTGATGGAAATAAGGATCTCTTGGGAAACTCGGGTGGTTTGCGAGACTATGGCATTCGCTTAGCAAGTGGTGCAAAAACCCTATTTTGTACATCCAATAACAATTTTAAACATGGCATTACTTGTCGTTCTCTCGATTTATCTGTTTCAAAAAATCAGCAAGTCTTATTTTGTACCACAATAAATAATGGTTTTAATCCGGGGCCAGAGGGTACAGCGGACGGCATCAATACAGCAAATAGTAATAGAGCTTTACTATTTGGAAATTACTCAAGTGGGAATGCTCGCACTAACTACGTTGGAGAAACGTATAACACCGTGACTGCCGATGTGGACATTACCCTGTCGATAGGGGTGCGCTGTATCCAATGTGTGGCTGAAAATTCAGTGTACAATTCATTTAATTTTGAGAAAGTTACTGCGCCAATAGTTGATAACTGTACAGGCGATAATGCTGTTGTTTTCCGTGGATCACCTAATGCAGTTATTACTAATGGTAATTTTTCAGCTATTTCTGCACCCGAAGCAGACAACCCAACTGTGAAGGATTGCAAGATTGTTAACGATCTATCGAACAACGAGATATTTTATCTAACAGGCAAGAATCCAAATGTTTCCAATGTGGATGTTAAAATAGGGGACTCTGTAATTCTCACAAATACCGCGTCTGTATATATTACAAGTCCTGATGCATCAGGAACGGTTGACGAGATTACTGTTAATCGATCGTACACTGGCGCTCGATTAAATGTCGCGAATGCCTCTAAGATTCGAGTAGATAGCGCAACTAATGCTAAAGTCATCATTGCTCGCCCAGAAAAAAGCATCATTATTAATGATGACTTTAAGCTTGAGAAAGGACGCTTAGAGCTTCGAACATCAGCAATCCCTGTTATTGGTTACTTTAAAGCAGGCGACATGGTGGTTAACAATTTCTATAGCGGTAGCATTTATGGGTGGCAGTGTCTAACAGCAGGCTTAGATGCTACGGCGGTATGGCAACAAATTGGCGTTCGTGGATTATCAAAAATGACTCGTATTGCAAACAGTTCGGCTACCGATGTTGCAGGACTGAATGCTAAAATAAATGAGATTTTAGCAGAGTTGTTATTAAAGAATCACATGTCTTAAAACTAACCCCCTTCAAAGGGGTTTTTTATTATCTAATTGTTTATGTTAATATTTGTAAAACCAATATTGTGAGATATTAAATTGCAAGAACATGATAAAACAATTGTCACGCTAGTATTTATTGGAGCCATGATTGGGATTGGAAAGCTGCTTGTTTCGGATGAACAGCTAACAGTTCGATTAGCCTTAGGTAGAATGATTCTTGGTGTTGGGGTTTCATTAATACCCGGTGCGCTACTCTTACACTTCTCAAAAATTGAACCATTAGCACTTATTGGATTAGCATCTGCTTTTGGTATTCTTGGAAGTACATTCATTGAACAATATCTAAAGCGACTTACTAAAAAGTGGGGTGGTTAAATGAAAATTGTGACAATCACAGCGGGACATTCTAATTCTGATCCGGGTGCGGTAAATGGCAGTGATCGTGAAAGCGAAATCGCGCAAGACATGCGAAATATTGTTGCGCACTATCTTAAATCCAAAGGTATTACTATCCGAACTGACGGAGAAGGTAAGGGTAATTTACCACTATCCGAAGCAGTTAAACTCATTAAAAGCTCAAATATTGCGGTTGAGTTTCATTGCAACGCTGCTGCAAAAAAATCAGCAAAAGGGGTAGAGGCTCTTTCACAACCGAAAGACAAAGTGATCAGTCAGAAGCTGTGCGCTGCGGTCTCATCTGTTATGGGTAATCCATTGCGCGGTGATAAAGGGTGGAAGCCTGAAAATTCAGGACAGCACTCGCGCTTAGCTTATGTTTCAAATGGCGGCATTATTCTTGAATTGTTCTTTATTTCCAATGATGAGGAATTAAGTATTTGGAAGCAGAAAAAATGGCTTGTTGGTAAAGCTGTAGCGGATGTTTTAATGGAGCATGTAAAATGATTGCTCTTTTATACTGGCGTGAAATAATTATCTGTATTCTGTTTGCATCGTGCTTATGGCTGATCAACCTGAATCAAGATGCACGATACGAAGCAAAAGAAGTACGTTTAATTCATGAGAAATTAATTGCTGAATCAGATGCTAAAAATTCAAACATCATGGCTACAGCGCAAAGACAGCGCCAATTGGATGCGGAAAATTATGCAAAAGAAATTAATATTATTAATGATCGTTATGCCGATCTTGCTAAGCGTGGCGACAGGGTGCAACTCGAAATTAAAAACCATTCCGAACGACTTAACACCATTAGTCGAGAAGCCGTTGAGAATTACGCCAAAGTTGGAGCGACACTCTATAGTGAATGTCGAAAAGAATATCTCGACTTGGGATACTATGCTGCTAAACTCGATTCAGAATTAGATAGTAAAACAAAGCCAAATTAAATTATTGATTAAAAATCAATTAGTGATTAAAATAAACAAAACCGCTTAGTTATCACCCTTCTAAGTGGTTTTTTTGTTTCTATTGATTATGCAAGTCGATGGTCAACCTTATTGAATGGAAAGTCATCATCTAGGTTTGAATACCCGCCGCCAGAATTAAATTTTTGGTGTGGCTGCTTTGATTGCTGCTGTCTAGGTTGCTGGTTGTTATTCTGATAACCTTGATTATTATTACCATTTCCTTGCTGCTGAGAATCAAGCATTTGCATATTGCTTGCTCTAACTTCTGTGGTGTATTTCTCAACACCGCTTTGGTCTGTCCACTGGCGCGTACGCAACGAGCCTTCAATATAAACTTTTGAGCCTTTGCGTAAATACTGCTGTGCAATCTCGCCCAATTTATTTTGAATAACAATTCGGTGCCATTCAACCTGTTCTTTACGCTCACCAGTATTTTTATCAGTCCATGATTCTGATGTGGCAATTGAAAATTGAGTGAGTGATCCGCCATTTGGAAAAGTTTTTGTTTCTGGATCCTTTCCCAAAGTACCAACCAAAATAACCTTATTAATACCGCGCATGATATTTCCTTAAAATTTAATTGAGATATTTAAAACTTTCTTTTCAAAGATTGCTTTGATTACTTTCTTTGCTTGATCTTCATCAATTCCAGTTTCATTGATTAGTGATTCTACAGACTCAAGTAAAACTTTATCACGTAATTTCTTATTTTCTTGTCGTGCAATTTCTGCTTTTTCCGCAGCTTCAGCTTGTGCTTTTTGCTCACTTTCAATTCGAAGGCGTTCAGCTTCAATAGCATTCTGCTTATCAATTTCAGCTTGCTTAGCATCATCAATAGCTTTTTGCTTTAGCTGTGCTTCGCGTAATTCAGCCTGTTCTTTTTGAAGCTTTAATTGCGATTCACGTTGCTCTGCTTCTTGCTTTTCACGAGCTACTTTCTCAGCTTGTTCTCGCTTTTCACGTTCGAATCGCTCAACTTCAAGTCGTGCCTTTTCTTCTGCTTCGCGTTGTGCTTTTTCCGCAGCATCACGAGCGATACGTTCATCACGTTCAATTTGACGCTGTTTTTCTTCCGCTTCTTTTTTAATGCGTTCGGCTTCAATTTCTTCATTGGCAATTCGAATCGCTTCCGCTTCCTCTTTTTCAAGATTAATACGATAGACTAGGGTTTTCTCCAATTCTTCTAAAGTTTCGTATTTAGCAAGTTTTGCCTGCGATTGGAGTTCTTGGAAAGATTCATCAATTTCAATTGCTTTTAGATTGGCAATATTTGCTTTGATCTGATTTGAGTTATCAAGAAAGGTTGGATCAAGAAAATCTTTGATTGCTTGAATGCGAGCTTTAATATCTTCGGTCCGCTTCTTTTCAGCCAGCTCAATTTCAACCAATGGTGCAAGTAATTCTTCAATTAATTTATCGCACTCAGTTTTAAATACTTTACGCTCTGCATCAATTTTGCTTGTTACTTCTGTGTACTGTTTTTTTAGATCCGATCCATGATTATCAAAAGCTGTCTTTGATTGACGAATTTTATAAACATGCGACTTTAATGCTATGCGCTCTTTCGGATTTGACAGATCAAAAACAATTGATGTAGCTTGCTCTTTTACACGCTCAAACAATTCTTTTGCTGTAAATGTCTGGAATGCTACTGCAATTTCATTTTCTTCAATTACTTGTATTTCGTTTGTCATAATTCTTCACCTTTGATTTGACAATAAATTTACTATTTAAAGTTAGCATGTCGTAATTCTAATTACAACAATTATTTTAATTCCAATAATTAAAAACCTTAACTTTGTTCTTTCTTAAATACTTAATTCCTGATTCATCTTCATGCTTTGCATCACGAAAATAAACTGTGCTGATGCCTTTCTTGACAAGCTCAATGGCGCAATTAAGACAAGGCTGATAAGTGACTCTTAAAATCAATTCTTGTCCTCTAATTGTTCTTGAGTGCTTGGATCTATTTTTTAAATCTTTGGTTACGCCAATTTCCGCATGTTGCACAATTGGATCATGAGTGCCTTTCACACACCGACAATCCCTCCCAATATGCCGATTGCAATCAAAAATTGTGCATTTTAAAATCCCGCCTATCCAAAATTCAAGACTTGCACCAACATGCCTTTTATTGCAATTGCTGCTTGAGCTGGCAATTTCTGCTAGCTCAAAAATGCACGGTTTATTCTTCTTCCTGTTCCAAATATTCGCATTCATTTTTAACTACATAACCTCTGCTTAAAACAAGTTCACTTAGCTTCTGCTTGCATATAGCAAGTCGATTCATAAGCTGATTAATCATTTGTGAATCTCGATTTAATTCAATTATTGAAACGCGGAATTTAGGATCAATATGATCAACTAGGTGCCAAGACTCAGGCTCACCTTTCTTAATTAAATGGTCTGGTGTACTTGGTAGGCAGTATGCTAATTTTGATAAATCAGTGCCATATAAAACATTATACGAGCATAACTGCCACTCATACCCTTTACGATCACCGCACTTTAAGAATACCGGCATTGTTTCAGTGCTATATGCGGTTTTTACATCAATGGTGATTTTTAGGTTTCTGATTTTACAATAGTCATCTAAGTCACACTCACCAGTCAATAAAACCCCATGTTCTGGGTGCCAATAATACATACGAACTTTATTTTTTGTAGCAAATGTATTATCGACTTCACAGTAAAGATCAATTGATACATCTTCCATCGTTAAGCCTTTTTGAATTGCAAAATTACTTAACTGTGGTTTTGTATTGTAGATAATACGACCAGCCATTTTTTCAAGCTCAGTCATGGCGCCAGTAGGTATTTCGTTTTTCTCTGGTGACGCCATTAACTTTCCAACACTTGACGCACGGAAATAAAATGAGTCAAATATCTTATTTTCTATTAATTCCTCTTGCGTAAACCACTTCCCATCATTCAAGTTAAAAAACGGAAGTGGCGCAATTTCTTTTTTAGCAGCCATGCTTATTCACCTTTCTCGTGCATATTTTCAATTGTTGCTTTTTGCTCTACTGTTAGCTCAAAACGGTCTAGCAAATCCTTGAATAGATTAGCCTTTCCAGACTTAATTAAATCAATTGCTTTATTTAGGCGCTCATCTGATATCGGCTTTTTCTCAGAGCTTGCAACTTGAGCAAATTCAGCAATATTCCCATCATTGTCTTGCCCAGCAGTTGCGATATTTAGCGCCTGCATTAACGTATAACGTCTACCATATGTCGAACCCATACCCATAGCTTGTATTGGCGTTTGCCCTTTAATTGTGGCAATTGGTAGCAATATTTCGTTTGATTCTTCATGACCAAGACGATGCTTCAAAATACACTTAACAGTCATGTTGCAAAATATAGATGTAGGTTCTGTTTTGGCACCAGTAATCATTTCCTGTTCTTGCTTATAGGTTACAGAAAAACCATATTTTGATAATATTGGACGAGTGATTTCAACAATATCTTCAAGCTTAGCAAAAACCGTACCATTGAAAGTGTTTTTCCCTGTCTTGGCAATAACAGGAATTTCAGCCATCATCATAGAGAAGTCTTGGTTGAATGCTTTTTTAGCCTCTTTCTCCTCCATATCATTTTGCATTTTCATGAGGCGTTCAAGAATCTCAATATTAAAATTCTCTTTGTGCATTGCCTCTGCAATCAATGAAAGACCTGTAACTTGCTGGCTTGCCGAGAGCTGCATTTTATTATTTTCTACTGGTGTGACATTAGAAATCTGATTAACTTCAGCCTGATCTATAACTTGAACTTTTGACATTTCACTCACCCTTTAAATTTGAAACTTCATTACTGATTACATATATTACATTTTGAAGATGCTGCTTTGGATGTTTAGATAAATCAGGAACCAAACCACCAGAAAAACTGTGAATTACCTTTGGCTTTTCACCTGATTCATTCCATTTGCAAACCGCAAATGTTTTCTTATTAATATCAATAGAAAGACTTTGCTGTACACCTTCACTATCCGAAACCGCATTAAACTCATGCACAAGAGTTGTTAGCTCTAGCAGCATTTCCAATATTGATTTTTCCATTTCAATTCACCTTTTGAATATTTCCGTATGGTAGTTCTTTACCAAGCTAATTACAATAATTATTTTAATTCAATTGAGTTAATCATGGCTTTGTAATTATTCATAATTTGATGCGCTTTATTTCCACACCAACGCAAACGAAATTCTTCAACTTGCATTGCCGTCATATCTCGATTAGTAGAACAAAATAAATCTTTATGCTTATCCCATTCAGCACTAGCGAGATCATCAGCCTTATGCCAATGCATTTCAACAGGCATAAGCTTATAGCCTTCACGGTTTGCGGATGCTTGCCACATTTCCCAAGCCATATTTAAAAAGTTATCTTCAAAACAATTTCCAAGCCATCTCATGTTCTCAAAAGTGTATCCGCGACCTTCAAGCTCATATAAAAATAATTCACGGTCATTCATACTCAATCCGTCCATACCATAAAACACACAAGTAAAGGTGAAGCCAAAACTGCACCAGCAAGTAAATTCACAACCACACTTTTAATTTTTTCTTTCATTTTTTATCCATCAATTACAATAAGTGATGCAATTAAAATATCATTGTGATAATCTAATTACAACATTTATTTTAATTAAGAAGGTGATTAAATGTCATGCGTTCCAAAGTTTGATGATTATTTCAATAAGCTAAATATTAGCAGAGTTAAGAAAATTATCGTGCCAGCAAATTCAATGCGACAACTATCTAACTGTCTGCATTTTTATCAACACTCAGAAACAAGAAATACCAAGGGTCTTTATTTGAGCTGCAAAAAAATCAAGAACAGAAAAAATGGAACCGACGAATTTACCGTTTTTGTTGAAGGCAACGGCCGCTGGTCTAAATAAATTAAATTTAAAAGGTGAATGTTATGAAAGCAAATGAGTTTATAAAAAAGTTTGGATTAGACAGTTTTAAGGCGGCTATGCTCTGCCCTCAATTCAAGCGATATAACTATGCAATCTTATATTCTGATGAAGTTGATTTCTCTAATGAACTTATCGAGAAACATTTAGATTACATGTTTAAGACTGCCGATATTGAACGATTAGTTGAAAGTCATGAATTGGTTATTGTGTGGCGAATGCCTGAAAGTTGGCGTGGTGACTATAATGGCGACAAGCTTGGTCTTGAGGGGGCAAGAATGTATTTAGAAATGCATGGAAATTATGAGCTTGCAGGTGAAGAACTAGATCGTTTTAAGCAAGCCATCGCTGACGTTGAGTCATGCCAATGAAAATTAACGATCTTGAGGAAATCATAACTCAATTAGATATTGGTCAAAGAATTTCACTTCCAAAAGGATTAACTGTTAAGAAGGCACACGGTATGGCTGCCACAATAGGTGCTAGAAATAATATGAAATTTTGGGTTTTTTCTGCACCTGATTTTATAGTGAGAAAGTTATGAAAATCCGCATTAAAACCTACAACGGTGAGTTGCCGAGTTATTTAACGGTGGGGAAGGTTTATGAGGTTAATCCGAGTGAAGGATTTGATGGACTATATGATCTTGTTGATGATACTGGAGATACATTAAATATAGATATTGATGACTGTGTTCACCTAAACGGTGGCTCATGGGAGGTAGTCGAATGATAGAAATCAAATTACTTAGCTTCGATAAAGAAATAGATGTAGCCACTTTCGAAGTGACACGCGACAGAAGTGAACTATTTACTTGTGATGCCACTGTTGATTTAAATGATTTTTTAATTGGTGAGCAGATCATCAAGCCGCGCAGATGGCTAAACTCAGAAGATGTGCGCACCGAAAAACCAAACTCAGAAGATGTGCGCACCGAAAAACCAGAGTGGTTCAAGCGAAATGAACTATTTTTACTAAACAGTGTATTTGAAGAAAACTTTAGAAATTTTTTGTGAGGGTTATTGGGTGACAACTGAACAGAAAGATTTTGAACTTTATAACGAATTATTTATCAATGAAGCAACGCACATTGATTTAGATTCTGGTGAATATATCCATATTGATAATGGTGTATTTGTCTTGAATGGTGATGAGTGGGTTCAAGATGATGAAAGTAAGGTTCGTAATTTAAAACCAGTTTAATTATGGCGTATCTGCCACTTTTAAAAGCTGCCTAAATGGTGGCTTTTTTAC